GTTCTGTCAAAACCGATGACAATGCGGGTGTCCCCTGAGGGTATCAAGTTTCTACAGAAACATGAGGGTCTAGCATCCTCATCGAGAGAAAGAACTAGACTGGTTAGTGCTAATGCCCCAGATTCGACCAGAATCTTTAGTTACCAGGATACAAGGGATATATGGACCATTGGCTGGGGTAGTATTTTTATGCCAGATGGTAGTCGAGTCACCCAAGATTCGGTAATCACTAAAGCTGAGGCAGACTTACTGTTCACCGATAGACTAAGAGATGAGTTTGAGCCTGGTGTCCGGAGGATGATTACTGGACCCGTGACACAAAGCATGTATGATTCACTGGTCAGTATGGCATATAACATGGGGGTCACAGGATTAAGGAGAACCCGCATTGTTTCCTTGATCAATTCTGGGGATTATAGGGGTGCCGCAGCTATTATACCCCAGACAAAGAATAATCAGGGTACATTGCTTAACCGAAGGAATGATGAACAGCGCCTGTTTATCAAGAATGGGTTCCCATCTCTGGACGGAGAATTGGATCCGGCACCAAAACCACCAGAGGAAGAAACTCCACCAGATAGAACTCAGAACCCGGTTGTTATTCAGAGAGATGATGGCAATGGCTCGGTTATTCGTCAGCGTGTATTCCAAAGACAGTCAAATGGTTTTCAGGATCCAAATAGAGTATATCCCAGGTGGGTCAATGAACCAGATACACATAGGCTAGCACGAGGCGAATCAATTGATCGAACTATCGTTTTTACCAAGGAGTCAGCTAGAACAATAGGTGTTCAGACTTCCGCCGGGACAGTATGGAACCAACCCCCAATCCCCTATAATGCAAAGTATCCGTTTAATCATGTATTCAGTACTGAGAGTGGGCATGTCCAGGAGTGGGATGATACCCCGCAGAATGAGCGGACACATTCATGGCATAAATCTGGCACATACACTGAGATTGATGTCAATGGTACTACAGTCAATCGGATAGTGGGCGATAAGTATGAGATTCTGGAGCGGAACGGGTTTATTGTCATCCGTGGCACAGCCAATGTGACAATCGAGGGTAATCATAATATCCGAGTTGAGAACAATGCTAACATTCAGGTTCTAGGAAATACCAATCTTGGAGTTACAGGAAATTTACATGCTGGTATAGGTGGGAATTTTTTGGTCAAATGTGGTGGGAATTTTTCGGTTGATGCAAGTAGAATTGATTTGAACTCAAGGGCCAGTGGCGGTGTAACAGTACCATCTGAAGCAGCAGATGGGATCAATGAGTTTGGTCCATTGAGAACGCCATCGCGGTTTCAGGAACTCGATGCAAACTATGAATCACCAGATGAGGGTGATGGTACTCAGTTTAGACAACGCCAATTAGATGCCGGTAAGGTTGATCCGGTTGATGTTGAAGAACCAGGTGTCAGAAAAGAAGAAGCAGCGGCACCAACACGTAGACCAGAAGCAATAATTAGTGAGTGCGGATTTAGTGAGGCTGATCTAGTGCCAACTTTAAGGTTGTCTAGACATTATACACTAGGCGAATTGACCCGAGTTGGTCGAAGTGGTATGCCTAGAGGAACAAACGTTGGTTTATCTGCACCAGAAATTGTTTGTAACATGAAACAGTTAGCCGTGAACTGTCTAGATCCAATTAGAGAACGGTTTCCAAATGTGCGCTTAAACTCAGTCTGGAGAAGTGAGGCGGTTAATAGTGAAGTCGGGGGTAGCAGGAACTCAGACCACCTTAGAGGGTTCGCCGCGGATATTCATTTAAGTGGTTTTGATAGAGAGGCGCATTTTAGGGCAATTCAGGAAATACAACGAATGTTACCTGCTTTCCGACAACTGATTCTGAAATATAGGGGACCATCCTCAACATGGATACATCTATCTTTTAATAGAAACGATAATCGTATGCAATCTTTGACTATAGCTAATGGTCGGACTGTATCGGGTAATAGTTTTGTCTTGGTAGGATGATATGCCGGCAGTGACTAGACTGGGAGATATTTGCACCGGACATGGGTGTTTTCCACCAAGAGAGAACAACGGGGCATCCGGAGATGTGTTCGTGAACGGAATCGGGGCACATCGAATGGGCGATGGGTGGGTCGTACATTGCTGCGGACCATCGTGTCATGCCAGTGTTCTTGATTCTGGTTCAAATACGGTATATGTAAATGGAAAACAGTTGGCCAGAATTGGTGATCCGGTGGCGTGCGGTTCTGCTATAGCTCAGGGATCCAGTGATGTATTTGCTGGCTAAAACAATGAAACTAACACTTGTCTAAAGAACAAGTATTTTCTCACTAATAAATAACAAATGAGATTCATAGACCTAGATCCAAATTTTTCAGCTCATCCTGAGACTGGGGATATCAATGTGCGCACTAACGAACGTGCGATTAAATTCGCAGTTAGGGCTCTTGTCTTAACCAATCATTATGAAAGACCGTTTCGGAGTGAAATAGGCAGTCCAGTTCGCCAATTATTATTTGACCTGATGGGACCAAACTTCAATATTATGATGAAAAAGGTTATTACAGATGTTATAACCAATCATGAACCTAGGGTTGATGTTCTAGATGTTGTAGTTAATTCTAGACCAGATGCGAATTCAGTCAGTATAACAATAATCTTTAGAATTAAGAATACAACTAAACCATTGGATGTTAACATAATCTTAGAAAGAACCCGATGAGTGAAAATCGACAAATAAGAACTGATACTTTAGATTTTTTAGACATTAAGGAAAATCTCAAGGACTTTCTACGGGGTCAGAATAGATTCACAGATTTTGACTTTGACGGCAGTGTTCTCAGCACGCTGTTAGACGTGCTGGCATATAATACTCACTATAATGCCCTGTACACTAATATGGCAGTCAATGAATCATTTCTAGATTCAGCCTCAAAGTATTCTAGTGTCGTATCATTGGCTAAATCATTGGGGTATACGGCCAGAAGTGTTAGGTCGGCTCGGGCTAGATTAAACATTACAATCACAAATAATACTGCAGCACCAGTTTTAACTATACCAAAGGGAACTATATTCAAGACTTCAGTCGGTGATAATATATTTGATTTTATAGCAACTAGTGATTATACTGCAAGACTAACTAATGGTGTCTATAATTTTCCGAGTGTAGATGTTATAGAAGGGACTATTATAACTAGACGTGTTGATGTGACATTAACAAGTAAATATGTCATACCAAATTTGAATGCTGATATCACTACACTTGATGTTAGGGTTCAAGAAGCCGTCGGCAGTTCAGTACATACTAAATTTTCATTTGCTGCTAACTCAATTGATATTAAACAGAACGATAATGTATTCTTTGTTAAGCAGAGAGAAGATTTATTCTATGAAGTTTATTTTGGTGATGGTAATATTGGATCCAGAATTTTCCCAGGTAATGTAGTAAATTTAGATTATATCATCAGTTCGGGTCCTAGGGCAAATTCTGCCAGGGTATTTACATATTCTTCTGGTATACAACAGTTCATCAATATTGAAATACAGACTGTCTTATCTGCTACAGGTGGTGCCGAAGTAGAATCTGCCGAATCAATTAAATTCAATGCCCCACTATTATTTGCCGCACAAAATAGGGCAGTGACCGCCAATGATTATATTGCAGTTATTAATCAATTATTTCCAAGTATTGAATCTGTAACTGTCTGGGGTGGACAGGAACATGTTCCAAAATCATATGGTAAAGTATTCATTGCTATTAAGCCTAATGGGTCGGACACATTTTCAGAGACAGAAAAAAATGATATCAAACAGGTTTTATTGAGACGTGCTGCAATTGTTACAGTTATTCCTGAAATAGTTGATCCAGTCTATCTCCGTATAGAATTAACAACAAATGTTTATTATAATCCTATTTTATCCAGGAGAACAGCTGGTGAGATTGCCACATCCATCAGAAACACTATAGCAAATTTTTCTACACTTCTGGGTAAATTTGGCGCGGAATTTAGATTATCACGTTTATCTAGTTTAATTGATTCGGCTGACAATTCTATAATTAGTAATAGTACAACACTAAGAATAAGACGCACCGTCATTCCATCAATAAACAAACAAGCCAATTATACTATTAGATTTGCGAATCCTGTATATCAGAGAGATAATGGTGGGGGGTTTTATTCAACTAGATTTTTCTTTGAGGGTATTTTAGATAGATGTTTCATTAAAGATAATGGCAGTGGATTGATAGAATTATATTCTGAGGATATTAACGGTATACCCGCCTATATTAGAAATGTTGGTACAATTGATTATTCTACAGGAACTATTAGTATCCCAAATATGTTTATTCGTGGACTATTTGATCCAATATTAGAATTTGTTATAACACCGAGTTCAAATGATGTTATACCCGTACGTGATCATATTATTCAATTACCTAATAACTTAGTGACAGTTAATACCATTTCTGATAGAGTCGCAGCTGGTGATGATAAATCAACATTTATTTTCAGTAACGTGAGATGAAGACTAGACCTAATATAGATGGGATAATTCCAGAATTATATCGGGAAGAATATCCGGCGTTGGTAGATTTTGTTAATGCATATTATCAATTTCTAC